GGCGCGCAGCAGAAGCAATTTCCCGACAAGCGGCAGTAACTGCGGCTTTACCGGGCGCCCTGCATATTCGGCGCGGGGATTCAGGCGGCAGACGTAGACGTGATGCTGCTGAATTTCGATGCCGTCATCCGCCTGCGCTGCTGCCTCTGCCACTGGCTGGGGATGCGCGTACAGGTTCACACCGTTGCGCAATTCCTTCGGCGGAGTGACGTACCACTTGATGCCGTTCAGCCCGGTTTCGTCCGTGATCGCGAGCGGGCCAGCCTCCCTGCCCGGTGCGGCAGCGGCGAGTTTGGCGCTCAGCTCAGCAATCTCGGCACCCATTGATTCACGCATCTTCTTGCCGAACGAAATCCCGTCCGCATGGCCGATGATTGCGCCTTCCCGCCGCGCCTCTTCCGCACGGGCTTCAAGTGCTGCGAGGTGGTCGCTGTACTCCACATACAAGCCATCCTTCGCAGTTTCCATGTCGGAATAGCCGCCCAATGTGGTGCATTCACAGACATCCCACCGCGTAATAGTCGGCGTAGCGCTTGCAGTGGTGGCGTGCTCGGCAGGATAGGCAGCGGCAAGCCATGCGCGGAACGGCGTGCCGTATTCCTGCGCAGTGGTGTCGTCGTGCCATTCGCTGTAGCGCGGGTGTTGTTTGTCGTTGTTCACGGTGTTCCCTTCGATGTTATTTCACGTCAGCCAGCGCATCAGCCAGATCCGCCTTGACGATGGTGAGCGCTTCGGCCTTGGCCGCTTCCAGCTCGTCGCTTTCCAGCTCGCGGTAGGTGTAGCGCAGCGCGTCGCAGTTCAGGTGCCACTTGCCGGGGTTATGGATGTGTCGCGTGACGGCGAGGCGAATGCGGCCGGCGATCAATTCCACCGACTTGACCTCGCTCTTGTCATCGCTCCGGCTGTAGCTCGAAATGTCTTTCCAGCGTTTCATCGCTTCACCTCTCCGGCGCTGCTGGTGATAGCCGCGCGGTCGAATGCATCGTTGATCGCACGCTCGACGTTCTCGGCAAGGCCGTTGTCGTCACGGTCTATGTCGAACTCGTTGCCCTCGGCATCGAACCATTGCACCCAGCCCGCGCCGTGCTCAACCTCGACACGGATGGCATATCCCTCTGGCAGCTCGCGCGCCGCCCGCTCCAGCGCCGCGTTCAACTGGTCCACGCGCTGCTCGGGCGCCGCATCTTTGGCGTCTGCCGTGCTGCTGGCGGGTGTGGGAGCGGCGTAGAGAGGCGTCGTGTAGTTGCCGAACGGGCCTTCCGTGCACCCTAGCAGCGCGACTTGGCGGTTGCTTTCCGGGTACAGTGAGCCTTGATCTTCATAAGGCGCCGCACTCGCGTCGATCCACAGCACGGGCTGCACTATGGGCGCTGCCGCTGGGGCTGGCGGTGCTGCGGCAAGAGCGGCGATAACCAGACGCTCAATGGACCGCGCGAACCCGACAACATCGTGGATGCTGTCCGTCATCGGGACGTAGTATTCGACCGCCGCTTCATTGATATCATCCTCGGCAAGCAGCTTCACGCTCGCCGCTACTGGTGCGGGCGCTGCCGCACGAGCTTGCTCAACAAAGCCGGTGCTGTCGCACGTTTCGCATTCGTGCTTCGTGTCGGTGATATCGCAATCGGGGCAACGTACTTCAATGAGGTCGGCTGGTGCGGGCGCTGCCGCAGGGGCGCGGCGGAGGCATTGCAGATATCCGCCTTCAAAGTCGAGCCACTCGCGGCCGTCGTAGTCGATGGCGCTGTTGCCGGTGTGCTCGGTGTACGCTTCGCGGATTTCGGCGCGCAGTTTTTCGTTCAGGTTGGTCATGCTTTACTCCTTCGTTTCGGTGGCGGTGCGGCCGATTTCAGCGGCGGCCATCACAATCGCGCGGCGGGTGGCGGCCAGCGCGTCGCCGTCGGTCCACAGCATGATTTCGTTCGCCCACACGGCTCGGCTCTCGTCGCGGCCTTCGATGTGGATCTGAATGCCCAGCGCCACGGCCAGGCGCAGCGCGTCGCCGTCGTCGGTCAGCGGGTTCCAGAGCGGCACATCGACTTCACCGATGTTGATTCCGCGCCCGAACAATTCGCTGTCAACGTAGCTGTGGTAAGTGATGCCTGCTGCCTTCGCGGCCAGTTCCAGCAATTCGCGGTCGGTCACTTCCCCTCCGCTTTGTCGGAGGTTGCCGGCGCAGCAGCCCGGCGCAGGCGCTTTGCCAGATCGCGCGCATACTCGATCGAGAACGGGTCGGCGTCGTTCTGCTCGTCCAGGGCGGCGGACGATTCCAGCGCGGTCGCAGCTTCCAGCAGCAGCGGCCCTTCGGAGGCTGCCGGCACTGGTGCCGCAGGGGCGCGAGGCGCGATGTATTCGCTATCGGGGAACTGCGCCCATTTCGTGATATTCCGCTCTTTCATGTAGGTGCCGTCTGCGGTGGTGTAGTCGTAGCTGTGATCTTCTTCCAAGGCGCGCAGCACCACGCGCTCCCCATGGATCGTGCGTGCGATGAACCATTCAAGCTTCCACGGGTGCGGCGGCGGGCCATCGCGCCACAGCCAGGCGGCTGCCACGTCAAGGCCGCTCGACAGCTTCGCGTTCGTGTCGCGCAATGCGGCCAATTCGGCTTCCAGTTCCGCGATGCGCTGGCTTTCGGCCACTGGTGCCGCTTGCTCTGCTGGCTGCTGTACTGCTGGGGAGGCGTGGAAGTACAACGGGCTCCAGCCTTCGCCGCCATCGCTTTCCGGTTGCTCCGCGCCGACTTCGAATTCAGGATCGTCCCGACCGATCGCATAGCCTTGGTCGTCCGTGATCATGTTCCTGCGCGTCCAGGCGAACGGCTCTTCGATCTCGGACAGTAGTTCCGTCGCCTCCTTCATGCCATCTTCCCAGCCGCGCTTGTACTCGTCGATCGGCTGCTCAGGTTCGGCCGGCACTACGCCCGCTGCTTGATCGGCAGAAGCGGCAGACTTCGCCCGCTCATGGATGCGAACGTAGATATTCTCTTTCGTCAGGCCGCTCGGCAGCGAGTGGGCGAAGTTCAGAACTTCTTCGTGCTCTTGGTTGATTGGGTTGGTCATTGCTGAATTCCTTTCTTCGCTTCCTTCCACCAGTCAGAACGGTAGATGGTTGACAGGTTGATGCCGAACTTGATCGCCAGGAACTGCGCCGACGTGTCCGGCGCGGCAAGCAGGAACGCTTTCGCGTCTTTCACTGCTTGAGAGGGGCCGCGCTTCGTTTTCAATCTATTCTCCTATGTGTTTGTTGCATGTGTTCATAGTAGCACGTCGAATGGCATTTGCAAGTGCAAGGGCAAAATAAATCACTCAAGCCATTTCCAGTTCTTACGCAGAACAATATGAGAGACCGCCTCAGGCGTAATGCCGTAATCCTTTGCCACTTCACGTCTCTTGCGCGAGTCGGAACGTATAGCCTTAACCTGCTCTGAGGAAAGCTTACTCATGTTATTTTTCTCGCCGTGGTTGTTGGTACCATGCAAAATCTTATCCGCCATGTTTCCCTGCTTCGTTGCCCAACGCAGGTTATCGAGCCGAGCGTTGGCCCTATCTCCATCGTTGTGCGCAGCTTCCATACCAGGCGGGCAAGGGCCAACAAAAGTCTCAAGGACGATTCTGTGCACGCTATAACGCTTGCTCTTTGACAGTGCTACCTGTAGGTAGCCGGTGCTGAGCAACCAAGGCTGCAATATCTTGCCCGGTATGGCCCTAGTGCCATCGCCTGTCAATGGCCCGCACTGGACCACTCTAGGCAAGCTCTTCACCCTTCCCATAGTGCTTACCATGTAATTCTTGTCGAATGGCACTTCGCGCCACTGCTCATCCTGAAAATCTGACTCCATGCTCACCTCCGAACGCAAAACACCATTCTATCAGAGATGAACATTGTGTTACATTCAGTTTTGACGTTCTCTCGAAAATGATGTCAACCCCATGCCCGTCCAGAGCTGGCACCAGAAGCGGCTGCTCTTTTTCTTCCCGCATCCATGCGGCCATGCACAGTCGCTTCCATACATCGAGGGACAACTTCTGACCATGCCACTCGACTTGTTCAGCGATATCGGTAAGCACGGCATGAAGTAGCGCATTCTGCTCAAGGCTGCGCGTGGCCGGCGATATCCGCACCACCATTCCCTCCGCGGCCCGCTGTACGGCCTCTACGGCGCGCCGCCGAGCTTCGGCATGCACCAAGCGGTAGATTTGCTTTTCGCCGCTCACTGCTGCACCCCGTACCGCTCGAGCAAACGCTTGACGTTGCTGTTGATCTCTTCGACGGCTGACAGCACCTTTTCCTCCATGTCGGCAATGAACTTGTCATCACGCTCGATCGTCTGAACGTACAGCTGCATGCCGGGCGGGAAGACAGGCGAATAGCTCACGAAGTCCCAAGTCTCTTTCCCGCAGCACCACATGCCGCCTTGCACTTGGGCCATGTGCTCATCGGGCATGCCGTTCAGAAGCGTATCGAGGTGAACTGTCGGGCTGAACGGGCACTTGCTCTCGTAGCCGCGGCTCACGCCCATGAGAATCCCGTCCGGACTGCAGCCCACCTGCTTATGCACCGGGTGCGTGATGAATCCCACCTCTTCGCAGAAGTGCCCAGTCTTGGCCTCGTACGCCATGCGCGCAGCGGCCTCGTACGTGTTGCCCCAGTCGGTAGCCTTCGACGTCCACATAGAGCCAGGCCGAGCGGTCAGCAGCTCGAGCGTTATCTCGGTGATCGCCGTTTCGCGAGACTTGAGAAACCGCTTCCCGGTCTTGTCCATCGCGATCACCTCACCAAAGCGCGAGCCGGTGATATGCCCCAGCCGCTCGAGCAGCCAAGCTTCGGTCTTCTGTTCAGCCATTCGCTTCCCCGGCGTCCATGCCGGCCACGAAATCGGCGTCAGGCACGCTTTCCGGTGCCGGCTGCTCCGCTGCCACTAGTTCGGCCTTGCGACGCGCCACAGCGGCCTTAAATCGATCGTACAGCGGCTTGTCGTTCGCCTTCTGGATATCGGCTACGCCTTCCTTCCACGTCAAAGCCAGCCCCTCGGTGCTGCTGCATGACTCTACAGCTGCCAGCCAGTCAGCGGTGACGATATGTTGCGTTGGCGCGGCGTTGATATCCTTCATCGGCTGAGGCGCTGGCTCGACGTCCTGCGCTTCCTCGACGGTCAGCATTCCACCAATGGCGCCGGGGAACACGGCGCGCACTCCTTCGGCAATGCACCGAGCGCGCAGCATGGCTTGCGGGTAGTTGCGCCAGTTATCCTTGCCGGTCAGCCCCGCTTTTTTGGCCTGCTCGAACGTCCATTCGACGCGCAGCGCTCCGCCTTGCTTGTGGCTGAACGTGCCGCATGCCCGCGTGGAACTGATCTCTTCCCAAGCCACCGAACCGCCAGCGGCTTGGAACCGGGCCAGGATAGAATGTGTCTTGCGCGCCGGCCGACCTTGCACAATGTCGAAATCTTGCACCGCCGTCATGGGGTGCAGTCCTTCCGCCTGGGCCAGCAGCATCAGGCTCATGGCCTGCGATTCGTCTTTGGCGCCGAACAGCTTGGAGCGGACGATGTAGGAGGCCATCGATTCCATTTCGTTGAACGTTATAATGTTGCTCATTGCTTTGCCCCTTCCGCTGGCACCTTGCCAGTACCGTTACACTTCTTGCACGGGCTCAGTTGTTTGCCGCCCGACCCATAGCACGCCTTGCAGCCGATCATCCGGACTGGCGCCTGCGCTTTCTTCAGCACCGTATCGGTCAGCACGCCCGATGCCTCATCCTGAAAGATGCTGGTGTACGCCAGTGCGTCGCGCGCCATCTGCCGCACTTCTTTCATCTCCAGCCCTACACGTCCGTTCACCATTTCGATGAACAACACTTCGGCCAAACTTTGCTTTTCGTTCATTCTATTTTCTCCATAAGCTTCCCAAGGGTGATAAGCCCGGGGTTTCCCCACGTAGTCTTATCATCGCCTTGCCAGATTCACCGAAGATTGCCCGACGAATCCCACAACTCACCTGAGTGACACATTCAATCCTGAAAGCGCTTGTCTCACCACTTGTCGCTAACAGTTGTTCCAGTCGCTGTGTAACGCTGGATCGGCAAAACGGGGTGTACGTCTACCGGTCTATTTACGATGGGACCAATGCAAGTCCTCGAACGAATGGTGTCAGAGCCAGAACGCAAAAAAGCCGCTAAAGTCTGGAATCTGGTCGCAGAGGGCATGAAGGCGGAATGATGCTAAGTTCCCGCATGCCCAACAGATTCCAAGCTTTAACGGCCTGTTGCGCATCGTTCCTACTTGCTCTGGCTGCGACACCATTACGAACATTCTACATCAACCTGCCTGCGCTGCGTCAATCTGCTTGTAGGAAAAAGTTGCGCCATCGAGGTAGTAGTACGTCTTGTCGTGGCGGTTGTACTCGCATTCCAGCGTGGCCAGGTAATGCACGCCATCGACGATGAACTCCTGTTCATACTTGTCAGAGCCGCAGTTGTGGCTACCCTCGCAGTCATCATGCGCCCACTCATGCATACGGGCCATCAGTACATGCTCAGCATCTCCCAGCGATGCAAAAACATTCTGCCTTGGATCGGTTTCGAAGTCAGCCAGCGCCTTTTCTGCTTGCGCCAATGCTGCCTTTGCGGTTTCCACATCAGCCTTCAATTGCTCGATAGTCATCTTTTTCTCCTGTAGGTTAAAGAGGCATCCCACCTCACCGGCATTTGAGCATGCTTGCTACGCGATCAACAGAGGTACTTCGGAGCTACTGCCTCGCGCTGCCGGTGTTGCCCACCGCCGGCTGGGGCGCACGTCTACATTACACACTCGCAAGAGAACAGGTCCTTCGTCTGGTGGATAGCAATCCACTTCTTGCTATCGGCCCAAAACTTTTGCTGTGGCACTTGCTCGGTAGCCGGAACGCCAGCCGCAAGCATTTCCTCGAACTTCGCTTCCATGTCTTCCAGATACACAGGGCCGGTGTCGTCATGATGGATGGCATGGCCGATTTCTTCCTCCGCCCACTTGGCTTTGTTCCAGATGTCCCGGCGAGTTACGTAGACCACGTACCAATGTTGCCACCCAGCCTTCAGGCACCCTATGCAATTGCCATGCTTCCACACCGAATACGTATTCGGGCGGGAAATACCAATCTGCTCCGTGCTGATCACCTGCGGCACCCCAACGAATAGTGGAAAAGCCGTTCGATATCCTTGCTCACCCAGTATGCCACTCCGCCTTTGCACACGAGCGCCTTCGTTCGCGTCAAAGCCGTAGTAGATCGTCACGTCCTTATCCGGGTGATGGCTTTCCAAGTAACGCATGAACGGGCCGGTCTTCAGCCGGTTGGTGCAAAGTTCCTGGCCGTTATTCACTTTGAATGCCTGGGCCTCTACGCAGACGTCGAACTGGTCTTGTGTCATCACTTGGGCATCTTTGTAGTTGGCATACGTCACCGGCACGCCGATATATTCGGAAACCTCGCGCTTGAACCGCTTGATGTCTTCGGACTCGACCCATGCAGAGATATCGTGGTTCAGCAAGATCAAGTCGGAGGTGCCATGAACTTCAGCTACGTGAAGCGCCACTAGCGCCGAGCTATGGCCACCCGAATAGCATACGATGTGCTTCATAGCTTCCTTCCCTTTCAATTCATTCATCATCGCCCAGCGCGCGCCCTATCTGGCGCTGGACGTATTCGTTATTGAGTTGACGCTTTACCGCAGCGTCGATCTTTGCCCAGTCCGGCTTGAAGTCCGGATCGCTGCCGCCGGTTTCGAAGTACTCGCGCACCTGGGCGGCGTGCGCTGCTTCGAACAACATCGAATAACGCTCGGCCTCGGCTTCTTCGTCGGCGCGGCGGGATGCGGCGCTTTGGCGGGCCATGTCAGCCGCCGATAACGATCAGGCCGGAGCGGCTACCACTCGCCACCGCCTTGCGCCCCGACATGTCCGGAAAGTCAGGCTTGAAGCCGATGCCGCTTTCCTCGTATTCCTCCCGGCTCTCTTCGTCTTCCATCGCCTCGGCGCGCGCCGGCTCGAACCAGTTGTTGCCGAAACAGGATGCCTTGACGCCGCCATCAAAGAACGAATAGGCATAGTCGGTCGTTTCACTATCGTTCCATGGCCACGGCCAGCCATCAGCAGGCAGCGTCACATCGTCGCGCCCCGCGAAGAACTCGGCCACCGCGGCTCGAAATTCGTCGGCGCTTTTAGCGTCCTTGACAGCCTGCGCAATGGCGTCCGGGTAACCATCCCATGCAATGCTGCCGAGCCATTCCGATTCCTTGCCTTTGCCAATATAGAAGTCCGCACGTGTTCCCATCTTCTTCTCCCGTTTCGCGCAGCACGATGCAGCGCCGATGTTAAGTGATGCGCCCCGTGGGGCGCGGTGGTTGTTAGGCGGCGCGCCGTTTGAAAAGGGTTTCGGCGGCGGCGCGATCCATGCCGCGATTAACGTAACGCCACGTTTTAGACATACCTCCTTTGCAATGCGGCGCGTAGTTCTCGCACAGCTTCCAGACACTAAAGGTTTCGCCATCCTGCGACAGCGCGTATTTGATGCCGCGCTTGTTTTCCTTAATTGCGATGGTTGCCATGATCCTGCCCTTTCGTTCTCGCCGCGCGGTATGCGCTGCCCATGAACATAACTATGCCAGCATACACAGCCAACGTCAATCACTTTTGTTTTAATCATTTGTGTTTGACTTTTCTGATTCATTCCTCTAGGATGGCCACATGAACACACTTAAACAGCTGGTCACGAAACTGCGCGAACGTGGCTACTCTCAAGCGCGCATAGCCCGGATTGCTGGCGTCTCGCAGATGACAGTTAGCCGGTGGGAAAAGGAAGCGCCAGATCGGGTGAACATGGCGGCTCACAGGCGGCTTAGCCTGGAAGTGAAGGAAAAGCAATGACGTGCTGTTTATACAAGCACCTGAACGCTAGTGGCGAGGTTCTGTATGTTGGGATTGCCAGCGAAGTATGGAAGCGATCGGTTCAGCATGAAGGAAAGTCGTCGTGGTTCAAGGATGTCCGGACGATTGAAGTAGAGCACTTCCCTAATCGGGAAGCTGCGATCGAAGCAGAAGAAACGACGGTGATGGCGCTAAAGCCAAGGTTCAATGTGGACTATCTTTTGCCGCGGCATGCGTCCGTTATAGAGAAACGGCGGGCAGTGGTAGGCCCGGACCATGAGGCACTCAAGCCGGTTATCTTGGCCCAGGTCGCTCAGCATGGACTTGCAGCAGTTGCCCGGAGTGTACCGATCAACATGACCACTCTCAGCCGCTTCCTGTTTTCCAAAACGGTGCCGTACGAAAAGACTGTTGCGGCACTGGTTGCGCACTTCAAAGGAGAGAAGAAATGAGCCGAGGTTTCGCAGCGTTGGGCCTGTACAACCCAAAGAATGATCTCAATGTCGGCGGCGCACTGCGCGCAGCTTCGTGCTACGGCGCAGCACTGGTTACGGTACAAGGGGCTCGTTATAAGAAGGCCAGCACGGATACCACTAGCGCCTGGCGGCATATCCCGGTCGTTCACACGGATAACCTGCTGGACTCGATTCCGGTCGGAGCCATCCCGGTGGCAATCGAGTTCATCCCTTCGGCTCGACCGTTGACGACTTACACGCACCCGGAGAATGCTTTTTACATCTTCGGCCCTGAAGACGGTTCGATACCGAAGGCGGTTCTCGAGAAGTGCCGCGACGTGGTGTATGTCCCAACCGAACTCTGCATGAACTTGGCGGCGACGGTGAACGTTGTTTTATATGACCGCTTGGCAAAACGAGGTGGGAAATGAAACGAGCAGCCCCAATCAATCCGCTTTTGCTCATCGCAGCAAAGAACCGTATCCCGCAGGAAGACGCAGACACGATCTCGACGCTCGTGCTCATCTGCCTGGACGAAGTGAAGCGAGGCCGCGCGCCGAACTCGATCACGAACACGCTTACCGAGCACCTGGCCACCGCGCAAGCTCTGTGGGCAGGTATGGAGAACCGACCTCTGTACAAGCAAGCGGTCGAATGCTGGGCGCTGTGGTGCCGCGCTTGCAACCGTGACCCGAGCAAGCCGATCGCGCTGACGACCGGCGAGTATCAGGCCGTTCGTCAAACTGTGAACTATTACCTTCGCTCGATGACACAGTTAGAAGTCGGGCGGCTGGTCAAGGCGAAGGAAACGGCAATGAATTTCCTCAATACCATCACCGTAAAGGAGGCAGCATAATGCGCGCCGGAAAAGCACTCATCGAAGCCACCCTGGCTTACATCGAATCTCAACCGACCGCCGTCACTAACGCAATGGTCGCGCGGCATCTTAAGCGCTCGTCCTCTCATTTGTCCGGAGTGCTCACGTTGCTGGCGACTGAGAACAAGCTGACGGTCGCCACAGGAACGACGGCGAAAGGGTCTTACACGGTACTTTACCGACCATACGGCTTCCCGCTGGTGCCGCCTGAAGGCATGGTATTCACCGATGCAGCCGAGCGCCGCAAGCCGGAGCGGCCAATCAAAGGCGAGCAGCCCAAGCGCGTGATGACCGCGGCAAAACAGATCGGGATGGCCAGGCATTGGCTCGACCGCGCCCTGTTCGGTGACGGGCCGGCGCACTCTGACGAGGCGGTGGCATGAGCCTGGAACGAAAAACGGCTATCAAACGCACTCCTTTCGTGCAGAAGGATCCGAAACCGGCGAAGGGTCCGAAGCCGAAGAAGTGCGCCAACCGTGAGTGCCGCGCGCCTTACATTCCTGATCCGCGCCAGCCGTTCGTTACGTGGTGCTGTCCGGATTGCGGCGTGGCGGTTGCTCTCGAACGCTTAGCCAAGCAGAAGACCGCGAAGGCTAAGGCGGAGCGAGCGGCCGATGCACGCAAGAAGCGGGAAGCCAAGACGCCGGCGCAGCTTGCCGAGCCTGTGCGTAAGCTGGCGCAGAAGTATGCCGTTCTGCGCGATCGTGACTTCGGCTGTATCAGCTGCGACAAGGGGCCGCATTGGACCGGCGGCGTGTGGCACGGCTCGCATTTTAAGAGCGTCGGCGCCAGCTCGGCCCTGCAGTTCAACCTGTGGAACATTCATAAGGCTTGTGACCAGTGCAACTGGTTCAAGGCCGGCAACATCGGTCCATACGAAACCAGGCTTCGACAGAAGATCGGCGACGATCGCGTGGACTGGCTCAAGAATCACCCGCGGTCGCGCGAGTACACCCCGGAGTATCTGGACCGCCTGGCGCGCATCCTGCGGAAGAAGATCAAACGAATCGAAAGGAAGTACACATGAAACACTTCATCGACCTATTCGACGTCCAGGCGATCGACCCAGCGTCGATGAACTATGACGCGGTGCCGGCGAAGACGTGCCGCGGCTGCTTGTTCCAGCGCCAGTTCTCGCCAGTGTGCCGGCGGGCTGCGGCGCTGGCGGTCGCGGTGGGGAAGGAAGACTGCGATTCGGGATTCATCTACGTGAGCCGGGATGATCCGCGTCAGCTGACTATTGAATGAACCTGTTGCGGCGTCGTCCGCACTAGGCTAGGATATTGATGTTGCCTTGGTCGGCAGCATAAAATTACGGTAGGGCTTCACATGCTGTCTGGCGGGTACCGTTCCCGTTCGACCAACCCTTGAAAGAGGGAGACAGCAGGTGAAGCCTTCTTTTTTGGGCGGTCACAATGCATTACTACAAGAGGCACATAGGCGACTATGCCAAGAAAGCGGGGCATCTCTCCCCGCTGGAGCATGGCGTCTACAACTTGATTATCGACAACTATTACGACCGTGAGCACGCGCCGACAATGGCAGAGGCTATGCGTTGGGCGCGCGCCAGGTCGACTGAAGAGAAGGCAGCGGTCGAAGCCGTGCTTTCCGAGTTCTTCACGCTGGACGGCGAGCGATACAGCCAGAACCGGATAGAGGAAGAGTTGGCGCAGTACCATGCCAAAGCGGAAACGAATCGTGTTATTGCCGTGCAACGAGAAGAGCAGAAGCGTGCACGAAGGGAGCACGAATCGTGCACGGATCGTTCACCAGAACAGCACGATTCGAACACGTCCGGTCAACCTAACCATAAACCATTAACCACTAACCATAAACCAGTAGATAAGGTCCAAACCAATGCCGAGCCTGATGGCTCGACGCCGGTCGTGTCTATCGAGGTCAAGGCTGTGTTCGAATACTGGCAAACCGCTCGCGGGCATGAGAAGGCCAAGCTCGACGAGAAGCGCAAGCGCGCGATCAAAGCCCGGTTGAAAGATGGCTACTCGGCGGAAGACCTGTGCCGCGCTGTCGACGGTGTTGCAAAGTCGCCTCACCACATGGGCCAGAATGATCAGCGCACGGTGTATGACGACATTGAACTGATCTGCAGAACGGCGGTGAACGTCGACAAGTTCCTGAAGCTGGCCGGCCCGCAGCAGTTCGCGGATCCTGGGCTGCAGCGTCAAATCGATATCCTTCAAGAATGGGCGGAGCGACCATGAGCACGAAACACGAACTGATCCAGGCGATTGCCTTGCTGCGCGCCGAGTATGACGACATGAACCCGATCGAGGGACAGCGGCTGGAAATGTGGTGGGCGGCGCTTCATCCGTTCCCGAATGGATCCGTGCGCGCATCGGCCGAGCGGCACATCAAAACGAGCGCTTTCAAGCCGCACCTGTCGGATATCGTGAAGGGGTGCGAGGCGCAGGTGTCGGGATCATGGCTGGGCGCTGACGAAGCCTGGGCGCTCATGCCGAAGAGCGAGTACGAGTCGGCCATGCTAACCGACGAGATTGCGCAAGCCATCGCCGCGGCCACGCCATTGCTTGAGCAAGGCGACAAGATCGCCGCCCGTATGGCTTTCAAGGATGCATACACCCGGCTTGTCGAGCAGGCCCGCATAGAAGGCCGTCAGCCGCGTTATTTCCCCTCCTTTGGTACCGACCCGCAGGCGCGCGTCGTTATGCTCGCCAGGGCCGTGCAAACGGGCCAGGTGAGCGCGGATAGAGCCATCGAATGGCAGCCGGAACACGCGACCGAGATTGTCCGGATGGCCGGCGTGACTTCGCACCCGCTGCTCGCACCGCCGAGCGAGAAAGGGAAGCAGGCCGTCAAGGCGTTGCTCGCTGACTTGCGGGTGCTGAAATGAACGCCCTGATCCGATCCGAAGCTGAGGCCCGCTTTCCGTTCAAGCTGTCGGGCGGCGGTGTCGATTACAAAGCCTGGGCTAAGCGCTTCGTGTTCCGGTTCGAACGCGGCGACAAGACGCTCTTGCCGGTCCAGGTGCAGTTCGCCTACCTCGCCTTAGATCTCGACCCGCCGAAGGTATGAAAACCCCTTGCATCAAGTGTGCGCGCTTCAGCCTTCAACGGGCCCCGAAGGAAGAAGCGCGCAAAGGATACGGCCGCTGCCTCGCGCAGCCGGTCGACGTCCTGTTGCACATCGATCGCGACGTCAGGTGCCGCGACTTCAAGCCAGCGTCGGACGATCAAGTCGAGAGCCGCCGAGTTTGGTGGATGCAACACACCTCGAAATAGTGCTTGCGTATCATACGCAGCCGGTCTATTATTCATACATGGATGCGTAACGCACGTGTCCTAATCCCTCTCGAAAGGTTACGTATGAATAAGCTCATCGATCGTTTTCTCGACCGCCACGCGCTCGTCACCCTGTATCTGCTGGCCGGCGCTGGCGCGTTCCTCCTTACCTCCCTCATCGTACTGGAATGTCAATGTTGAAACCGAAGCAGAAGAAGAAACGCAAGGATGGCTTTGCGTCCATGGATCCGGCGAAGCTGGCAGAAGTCAGCAGCCAGGCCGGCAAGCGGGCACACGAGCTAGGCAAGGCAAACAAGTTCAACAGTGAAACCGCCCGCGCCGCAGTGCTGGCTAGGTGGGCGAAGAAGCGAAAGGATGAGAAATGAGCAGCATTTTCACACCAATGAAAGCATCCGGAACGGTAGTCCTCTTGCAGGGCGAGCAACTCGGTGGCTTCGATCTTCACGGGTGCCCAGCACCTGAAGCACTGGCGAAGTTCATTGCCGATAGTTGCAATGAGGCGACGAAATTGAAAGACCGTATTGCCATTTTGGAAGCCGCTTATCTCAACGAAAGAGCGCGCCTTTCGTGGATTGAAACCAACTGCGCGCATGAGAGCACCGCCGGATGGCATCTTGAACTAGGCAACGATTACCCGATTGGCAAGGGTGGATATTGCTTCCGGGACGCGATCGACTACGAAATGGAGTACGGAGAATGGCGAAAGGAAGACACGCTATGAGCGAAGAATGGAAATCCCTGGCACAGCGTTTCGCGGAACTGCAGCGCCAGCTGGCCGAAGTTACCGCCGAGCGCGACCAGTACAAAGCAGCATACGAGCTTCAAGACCTTCAACGCCGGACAGTCAAAGGAGACAACCATGTCCACTAGCCATCCCTGCGCCCTGACGCAAGCTTTCGACGCGATCCACGAAGAAGTGCGGAAGATGCAGCGAGAGAACAACGAACTGCGCATGAAGAACAACCAGCGCGCGGCGGCCCTGGAACTCGTGACCAAAGAGCGCGACGATCTCCAGTGGCAAGTAAAGCAGCTGCAAGGCGCGCTGGCTCGCAAGTTCGGCAAGACCGGCGTTGACATGCTCCCGACTATCAAGGCGATGGCCTAACCCAACTGTAAACTGAAAGAGAACCATGACTTCCGATCACGCTGTAATCATCATCTGGCTGCTCGTCGGCCTGATCATTTTCTTCGCGCCGGCTTGGGCTGCGCGCCCCGGCAAGCGCTGGGCTATTTTCTTCGTCGTGCTGTTCTTCGGCTGGACGGGCATCGGCTGGGGTGTGGCGGTCATCATGTCGGCTAGGTCGCGGGAGGGTGTGAAATGAAATTCTCTGACGCACCGGTAAACCCAGAAACGGCGCTACGCAAAGCCCGCCGCGAGGAACTGGCCAAAGATCTGCTGCTCAAGCTTGTCGAAACGAACGGCGGCCGCGGGCAGTACGATATCAACTACAACGTGCGCGCTGCGGTCGATTACACCGATGCGCTGCTCGCGGAACTGGAGAAGGTGAAATGACGGAAGAGATAGAAACCTTGCGCGCCGCGCTTCTGGAAATAGTGCAGATGGCAGACGAGTGCCACGGCTACGCTACGAAAACGCACCTGCGTTTAGATACGCTTGTTTCCAAGCATCGCCATCTTGTAGAGCACCAGCATTGCTACGAGCGATCAGTTTCTGGCATTTACAAATGCGCTTGCGGAAGTATCAAGCACGCGCCGATCGGGAGAAGGTAAAATGACCAAGAACGAAAAGGACGAAGTACGCCGGCAAATGGGCCCGACTGGAAAGGAGCGGTGCCGTAATGCGTGATGATGAAACTGTGCAGCAGTGGATCGCCCGCACCAAACGGGAAGACGACAGCCTGGCGGTCGCCGTCTTCGTGTTCTGCTTCTTCGCGCTGTCCGGTGTTATTGGGCTGGCGCTGGGACTGCGTTAGTTACTTCGCGGGCGGCTTCGTACTGCCCGTAGCATTGCTGGAGGGCGGCGCGGAGTACGTCGGCGCGGGAAGCTTCCCCGACAAGAAATTCTGCATCCGGTCTTGAAAGCTCGGCCCCAGTGGTTCCTGTACAAGTGGGGGAAGCTGGGGCCGCTGTACTTGGACGGGCGGGCTGACGACCGGGGCGGGACTGCAACCTGGCAATAGCAGCGTCACGCTCAGCCAAAGCACTGTTCTTCGCATTTTCTTTCTCCTGAAGTTTTTCGCCGGCAAGGTCGGCAATGCGTTGCTCGTCGGTACGTGCTGTGCGCTCGTCCTCGGCCCGCTGCAACTGTCGCTTACGCTCTTGCTCCGCGTGCGTCGAAACCAACTTGTCGTACTTCACCTCTGCGCGAGACAGTTTGGCGTCCATCCACAGGTGATCCGCACCAGCGCCAATGATCAAGCCCACCGCTAGCGCGCCGGCAGTGATAGGCCAAGTCGGAAAGAGCTTCATGATTTCAGGCCGACGACGAAGGCCGCGGACTGCCAGTGTTTCGCCCAGGTTTCAGGATGGGGCTTACCTGGGCGCCATGCTGATAGGTATTGATCCCAGCCCTGTTCCGCCGTAACCGGCAGCCCCTTAGGCAAGGTGTAAACCAGCAGGCGTGCTGCGCAGGCCGCAACAATATCGTTGTAACGCATTGCTTCCCATAGACCGGCCGGCGTGGGGTTCACGTCGTAGGCGTTGCAAATGTTCAGCATCTTCGACGCCACGCCCTTATGAGTTAGAACGCCCTTGCACCCGCCACCTTGTTCGAACTGCCAGTATGACGAGGCTGGGCCATTCTCGACGCCGCCAGAGCTAACTTGTCGTCTGTAACGCAAGGCAGACTCCTGAAGCGCAATCGCCAGCAGGAAGCGCGCGGCATGCACGTTCTGCGAAACGCCCTGCAATTCCAGCTCCGCTAAGGCCGGATTAATAGCGGTGGTGAGCAAACGTTGGGGAGTCATTGCGGGGTTTCCTCGCGCATGGGTTGAACTGCCGGTGGCGGTACGGGGTCAGCGCCCTTGCCGAATGCCTGGCCCAGCTTTGGGAACAGGCCATTATTCAGTGCCAGGTCAATAACCTTAGCGTTGCCAGCGCCACCCAGCAGAACCAGTAGGCAGGTAAGCGACCATGGCCATTCCTGCCAAATTGAGATGAGGAAGAGGATCAGGCCGGCCACGAAGGAACACACCACGTCCTTGATGATTTCCAGAGGCAGATTCTTGATCACGATAGCCGGGCTTAACATCTTCGGCAGCGTGGCGGCCATGCCCCCTAATACAGACAGGAAGAAGACATAAACTACTGCTTTGAAAGGGACTGTTTCGATACCTTCGGCAAAGGATAATTCAGCAGCGTAAGCGGCTGTGGCCCAAGCGACCATCATGCATGCCCAAACGAAGTTTCTCAGTTGGTTTGCGTTCTTTGCCACCAAAGCCTCCTTGATCTTTCGCCGGCATCAATGAACGCTGCGGCCATGTGGGCAACGGCTTGGAAGTAGCAGATGAGAATGACGAACCAAGATTGCCCGGATACGTCCGCAATCTGCGGCTGGGCTGCGTAGCATGCGGCAATGCCAACGAACAGCCAGTGTCTGTTTTTCCAGACATTGGACCAGTGTACAGGAAATAGTTTCCTTCCGATACGGATGCAGTCGGGAGTCCAATCATTGATGAACAAATCCAACAGCATCAGGGCGCCACATATGCCGATTCCCCAGATGAAAAGTCCGCCATCTGCGGTCGATGAGATTTCGTGTAGAGTCGACTCGTCGTTCTGGAAAGAACTAGCCCAGGTAATCACGGCTTGAAGGCCGAGATAGCATCGGAGGAAAGGGGAAAGCTGGTCTTGAATTCGGCGCATCATGATAGGCGATTCCGCAGGCTGGTGAACAAGCCCGGGGAAAACGCGATGCACAGGAAGAGTTGCGAGTATTCGCACACCTTGACAATGACGCGGTACGGGCTAAGGTGGGGTGTCCCCAAATAGTATCCCATCACATGCATCAATACGAGTACGGTGGCGAACTGAATAACGATAATACTTGCCCTGGCTCGCAGCAGGAAAGCGCCAAGGAGTAAACAAAGTTCAGCAATAACGCACCAGAAGAAAAATTCTTCGCGGTTATTCGATGGTATCGGAGCAAGAATATTTGCCCCGACGAGCAGTGTAAGCGCCAGCATACGCCAGTCTCTCAGGTTGGCAAGAAGGCCAATGCCCAAGAGCATGCCGTAGCTGGGCAGCAGCATTATTTCGACTCGGCCGGCGTGTCGATTGGGTCTTTTTCAACAGGGACCTGTTGACGCTTCGGCGGAGGATTGCCGTTGCCTGCTTCGTTCTCGTCTTCGCCGCCAATGTAGAGCTTGCGCATGGTGTTGCCTTTCATTTATTGAGGGATGGAAACGGAATTATGGCGCCGGTTCTTCGGATTCGTCAACCATGTTCGCTCCAGGGTACTGCGGCGCCGGTGGCGTTGTGCTCTCGGCTTCCTTGCGGCGCCAGCTGCCACCGAACACGTGGCAGTAGTAATCCGCAAAGCACGCCGACGCTACTATGGTATTCACCACGCTACCATCGGCATCGAGGATCTGTACGTCGTTAAACACTTCTTCCTGGCCGGTGCAGGGGTAGGGTGGAAAATCCATGGTCACACCTGATAGCGAATGATGCAGACGCCGGGGCGGCCAGCGCTGCCAACTAGAACGGGCACATAATCGCCCGGAATATTGGTGCTTCCTTGCACCCCCGCGCCACCTGCGCCGTAGCCCGATCCGTCAACGAGGGTGCCTGAACCACATGGGGCGCCATTGCCCATCTGACCGCTCGCCCCCGAGCCCGAGCGATAGACTGCTACGAAGTTGTTACCACTGAGCGATACGCCGCTGACGCTGTAGGCATCCCCCACCACGCCTGCAATGTTAATATCACCGCCTGTCGCCGGCATGGCTCCGTCTTTGCCTCCGCTGCAGGAGATAGTCGTGAACCCCGTAAGTGTGAAAGACGAATCCCCGCCGTTGTTGCGCGTACCATTCGTGGTCGCCGCCCCGCCAACCCCCACCACTACACTGGCAGTCGAGCCTATGACCGCGCCGCTAAACTGTTTCTTTGCATATGCCCCGCACGCACCGCCAGGGCTGCTGGAACTCATGCCGTTCTGCCCGCCCCCGCAAATCTCCACTTCGAAGTCGGTAGCGGGCACGTTCCACATTTGGCTCGACGTCAGCACCTGAACAACCGTGCGCGAGCCTACCGTGGCTTTGCCATCGGCGCGGCGGATCCGGACCCGGAAGAAGGTCGCGGTAATAGCGGTGACGTCCAATTCGTCATTGGTGCGGACGGTCTGCGCGCCGCCGAACACGATCATGTTAGCGTTGGTCTGGATCGTCGCCGTCTGCCCCGATTGTGCCATTACCAGTGTTCTCTTAGCCCCGGCTTGCGGTGCCGGGGGGAAGTTGGTGATATTCCCCGAACCCACAAGAGGGATAAGGTTGCCCGCAGGGCTCCAAATATCAGGCGATGTCGACACCGGAACAGTGGCGGATCGTAACTCGTTCAGAGCGCCGTCCAAATTGCCCCCGGTTAGGCCGCCGCCGGTTGGCCCTGGGGGGCCCTGCACACCGGATACCGTGATAGCCCAATTACTCCCCGGCTGCCCCGCGGTGGCCGGGTTCACCGCGAGAACGGTAACCGCCAGGCTAGTACCGCTGTAGCTGTTCACCATCGCCGCCATCCACCGCGTCCCGTTGGCCGGGTCGACAATATAAACGTTCTCGTTGGCTATGAACTGTTTCCCAGCAGGAACGGAGAATGTTTTGGCCCCGGTGCCAATAGTGTGCGAGCTGGTGCTGGTCGCAGTGAGCGCGCTGACATTGTTCAGGGCGGCATCGCGTGCGGTCTCTGCGCCGGTCCTGGCTGTCTCCGCGCCGCTTCGCGCAGTCTCAGCACCAGTTCGGGCTGTCTCTGCGCCGGTGCGTGCGGTCTCGGCACCCGTCTTCGCTGTGCCTGCAGAGGTGGCGCTGGATGCGGCATCATTCGCATTGGCCGCCACGTTCACGGCTACCGCGCGGAATTGCGACACCGCAGTGGTGAGCCACATAATAAACGCGTCGACGCGGCTGGAGAACGTGGCCCGATCCCCGCGCTGAATTGGCGGAGTCGGGACCGGATCGATCGGCGGTGGATTCTGGACGGCCATTAGATGAGCCCTTTCACGGAGATGTTAAGCGTTGCGTATGGCCATGGTACAGGAGACATGCGCGCGCTGATAAGGCCAAATACGGTCAGCCATTCGAATAGGTTTTTGCCGCTGCCGATCACCACCACTGGCACGCCGAGCACGTCCTTGATCGTCTGCAGCACCGCGCCGGCCTCCTCATTCTCCATCACCGTTGTGATCGACATGCCGGTGGCGTTCGGGCGCTTCGTCACCCGGGTGTTGCCGAACGCGTCTTGCTTGATGACGCTGAAGTCTTGCGGCTCCACGCTGGCGTCGCGCTGGGGGATACCCACGGGTCGTAGATCGCCGATAGCGAACATGCCCAGCTTGACGTCACCGGTGGCGCGGCGTAGGGTGAGCACGATCTCCGAATCGCCGTATGGATCGAGACCGACGCGGATGACCTGGCGTAAGGGCTTGAAACGGTCAAAGAAGTATTCGTAGTAATCGGCCGGCTGCGAGCCCTCAAGCGGGGTATCCACCTCGTCATAGATGATCTGGCCGCCGGGCGCCGCGCGCACCCGCACATCCATCTCGTCCGCGTCGACGCCGAACAGCGCGAAGCCGTTGAAAGCGCCGGGGCGCAGGGTTATCACTAGGGGCGAAGCTGCGGACGTCTGGCTGTTGACCAGGCCGTCGAACATCGCGGCGCGGTTCGTCGGTCCAATGTCCAGCCACCAGGTGCCGACACCAGCCGCAGTGGTCTGGTTCACTTGCAACGATGGATCTTTGCCGACGTTGTTATCCTTCAGGCTCTCGTAGACCCGATGCGTGCTTGCCAGGTAGACGCGATCCCCTGTATCGTATGAAGTCGCGTTCGTCCATGCCGGGTTCGTGTCCTCGGCCAGCGCCACGCCGCCCGCGGTGATCGATGTGATAGCGCCCGGTGTGCCGAGGATATCCACCGGCACAAGCACGCTGCACGCGTCTTCGAACTCGTCGTAGAGCGATACGAATTCGCCGGGTGCGGGCTGCGTTGGTGCGGTGTACGGGATGGCGATTGGCACGGGTTACGCCGTCGTGTTGTTGGTGACCAGGCCGAGCGCTGCTAACGCTGCAGCGATCGACGCGACCGCGGCATTACCGCCCGCGGAGCCTGTTATGGCCGGTTTGGCCACCGGCGCGGTGCCGTAGAAGCCCACATTGCCGTCGAACCGGAACGCGGAAGCGGCGTTGATGATGCCGGTGCCCCGCGCTATCAGCCTCAATCCAGCGTTGGCCTCCCCGAACCCCCGCACACTAGCGGGCACGCCTGTGGTAGCAGGTTCAAATCGAACGTAATTAACCGCCCCCGGCACGTGAATCGCCACGAATGCCAGAACACCTTGCGAACCTGTGTAGCCGACAATATCCGCGGCCCCTTTTGAACTCATGCGAAATTGGATATCTGGATCGGGGCCCTCAGGAAGGGTAACTGGGTTAGCGCCCGAAGCGGAAGCCTGTTTCACCACATAGTTGACGTTCACGGCGCCACCCGGGACAAGAGCATTTCCGCCGCAATCCAGATTGGCCACCCCACTTCCTACATTCACCACCTTGCCGACTGTCTGCCGCTTGAATTCCATGCCGTCGACGTTGCCGATAGTAAAGGGCGTGTCGCCCGCATATATCCAGCCATCCGTCATCGAAACACCAACGCACGTTCCGACGAAAGCAATATCGTTTACCTTGTTGTATTCGATGTAACAGTTCTTTATACTTACTGACGTGCAGTTGTTAAGCGAGAAAGCCTGATAATTTACTTCAAAATCTGTATTATCGAGAATAAGATTGTTAGATGCGACTTCAAAAGATACCGCAGGTTTACTGTTAATAATGCCGCAAGAGTAAAACTTGGAGCCCTCAAGATTAGCGTGGTGCGCCGAGGTGGTGAACTTAATAGCCTCCGATGCTGCAACGTCGAAAGTACAACTAATCCTAACGGCGTAGCTGCTTGCAAAACTCATCGGGTTATCCTGGCCTTGGAGCGTGACGTCGCGGAATACAAAGGCATTCGCGTTCGTCGCCTTGATCCCCGAGGTGCGCCCCGTTAGCGCGGGCGACACCATAAAATCGCGGAACACCGAACCGTAAGCGTTATTAGACGAAGTGGTTATCTCGAAAATATAACCAAACGCCGTGGCTCCAAAGAACTGCGTGGCCTTTCCATCCCCAAAAAATACAAGGCTTTTTGCCAGATTCAGCAGTACCGGCGCGGATAGCCTGTACCGACCGCCCGGCGCAAATACGGCTGCGCCGTTAGGCCGATTCTGCGCCGCCGAGACCGCTGCCTGCACGGCGTACTGTACGTCGAGGGCACCTACCCCATTCAGCACGTCAAGGCGTTGCTCTTCCGTCATGAAGTCCAAGACGCTAAGAACTTCGCGGGATTTACTCTCGAGACTACGGGGCACCGCGCCGCCACCGGCTTGGATAAAGGCCAGCATCTCGGCGCCGTTATCTTGGGGATCGAACAACACCATTTCCCGGCCTTCATATTCCGTCCCGTCCGGGGGCTCGATGCGTGTGGTGTAACGGCCATTGGCCGCGTAGAAAACGTAGCGGCCGTTCTGGTCGGTGTATGTCGGGTTCGATACCGGCGTCAGGCCATTGTCGGAGAACAGTTGTGCAAGCGAGCCGTCGTCGGCAAAGACTCGAATGGCCACGCCGGGCAGGGCGTTGCCCTTGAGATCAATGATGGTGTCGCTGCTTTGTTCCATTAGACGGTCTCCACGGCCAGCGAGTTACCGCCGGCAGATACTTGGTTGAACTGCTGCGCCAGCTGCTCGATGGCTGCCGCCGTGCGCGCGGTGTTTTCTTCCATTCGCTGATTGATCGCCGCTTGGTCGCCGCTGGCTGCTGACATTGTACCGGACTGTTGCGGATTGTAAATGCTACCGGTGCGGGCGGCGTACTCCGCGCTGTTCCGGATATCCTGCTCGATGTTCGCCAGGCTGGCACCGTTCTTCAGCAGGTCCAGGTAGTAGGACAGGCCGGCGGCGTCGCTGGTGCGCCCCAGCACACTGTTGTACAGGGCTTCGATCTGCGTTTGCCCGGTGACGCTCGGTTGCCCGCCAATGGTCGGGTTTTGCAGCGCGCTGCCGATGCTGGCGGCGAAGTTGTTGAACGCATCGATGAGCGGCTGCACCTGGCCGATCCCGTTGATGGCGTCGATCTGCTGCTGTGCCTTCGTCAGCATCTCGTCGTACTTCTCCATCTGCGCGTTGAACATCGACTGCGCCGCGGTCTTCTGGTCTTGCAGAGCGATAAGCGTACGCTGTGCCACCGACAGTTCGGTGTCGGTGATGCCGGCCAGTTCCTCGATGCTGTTCTGCGTGCGCAGCTGCGCGCGCTGGTAGTCTACCATGCTGCTGAACTGGTCTGCCGTATCGATCGCCACCGCTGCCAGTGCATCCTTCAGGTCGTCCGCTTTCGGTAGTACGCCGCTCGCGCGCGCGATGGCCAGTGCCGCAGTGATTTGCGCGTCCGCTGCGGCCCTCCGGCTGGAGGACTGCATATCCGACACCCCGGCCACGTTTGCGCCTCGCAGGGCAGCGGAAAGGGCCTGCAAATCGGTGATCTTCGCCGTGGTGGTATCGATGCTGGCCTGGATGCCTGCCATCAGCTTGGTGAACGACTTCTGCACGCCGTCACGCTCGGCGTCCACCGAGCGGCGCAGTTCGTTGAACATGGCGCCGGCGGTGGACTGGAGCAGCGCTACGGCGTTTGCGGCTGCCTCGGCGGCGGCCTGCGCTGCGGCTTCGGCGGCATCCTTGGCCGCTTGTGCTGCGCTCACCTGGGCAGCTGCGATCTGCTCCGTGTAGCTGGTCACTTGGGCGAACGCGGGCGCCAGCGCCAGCAGCGCGGCATACGTCCGCGCGCCGGCCTCGGTGGTCAGCCCGCCGCCGTTCACCAAGTCCATCACCGCACCCTTGAACTGGTCCGACGTTTTCACGCCGGCATAGCCCAGCGCGGCCAGCTGGTCGGCCACGGCCTTTTGCACCGGGGCCATCTGCTCGGCTTCGGTGAGGAAGTTCTGCGCAAAGAAGGTGGTCTGCGTGGCCAAGGCGTCTACACCGCCCGCCAGAGCGATAAGCCGGGCGCGGGCTTCGATCGATGCGTTGCCCAGCGTGCCGAAAGCCTTGGTGCCGTCCACCCCGATCATCTGGAATACGGCGTTCACCGATTGGAACTCGCCGGCCAAGCGCTGCAAGGTGGCGCTGGCGGTCTCCCCGGTCTGCGCGAACGTAGCGATGTTCGGGATCAGATAGGTGGCCAGATCGTCACCCAAGGTGGCGAACAGCTGCTCGATCTGCGCTTGGCGCTTCGTCGCGTCCTTGTCGAAGGTGATTTCGAATGCCTTGCTGAAGTCACCCAGCTTCTCGGTGCTGACACCCAGGGTTTGCGCAAGGCCACCAGTCACCGCCTTGATCTGGTTATAAACCTCGGTCAGCCCGGCGTCGAACTCACTGCTGCTGTACTGTCCAGCCTTGTAGCGCGAATCGCTACGGAATACGCCGCCCTTCTCCAGGATATTGGCGAAAGTGCCGGTGTTCACGCCCCGGCCATCGAAGGAGCCGAAAAGTCCCTCAGACTCCACAACCGGATTTGCGCGGCCGAACAGCTTGGCAAACACCGCTTGCCCCGAGAAGATATTGGCTGCGGTGTTGGACAGGCCGATGCCCCGGAAAATCTTGTCCACCATCTTGATACCCGAGCCCAGGCCCAGAGGATCCTTCACGCTGCCGTTCTGGATATCGAAGCCCTGCTTGAAGAAGCCATTGGCCGCGTTCATGCCGGCGATGATCCACCCGATGATCGGGATCGCCGATGCCGCAGTGGCGCCCGCGCCAGCGGCCGTACCGCTGGCCAAGCCGGTCCCCGCAGCCCCGGACATGCCGGCGCCGAACGATGCCACCGCGGTGGATCCGAACGTGGTGCCAAGCTGCGTGATCATCGTGCCCAGTGAACTGGCGATGCCGGTAGAGAAGCCGGAGTAAATCGTCTTGCCGATCGACAGCAGGCTGGACGCGCTGCCCAAGAGACCGGAACCGCCCGACGATCCGCCGCCGAATGCGCTTGCAATCGAGGACAGACCCCCGCCGCTCGATACGCTGCCTTCCAGGTTGACGATCCATTTCTTGAGCGTCTGCTGATACAGCCACTCGAAGAAGATATTTTTGAAGGTGTCTTTGAGGCGGGTGGCCGCGTCCTTACCGCCGTCCAGGATGGATACGAAGGTCTGGTGCGCGGTGTCTTCGATGGACTTCCACAGTTCGCGCTGCTGCTCGAGATCCTGCACGTTGGCGATCGCGTCCGCGCTGCGCTGCTTGGCCTCGATGATTTTTTCGAGCCGCTGGATCTCGTCATAGTCCAGGCCCTCGGTCTTGGCCCGTTCCAGATTGTCCTGCGCGCGCACCACTGCCAGTTCGGCAAGGGCTGTCTTCGTCATGCCGAAGGTGCGGGCCAGTTCCTCGTTGGCGTCCGCTTCCTTGACGGCCGTTTCCACGTCCTTGTCGCGCTCGGCCGCTACCTGCTTCATGAACTTGGCCAGGTCGTCGGCACCTTTCGCCGCGCGCTTGTTCGATTCCTCGATTTCCTTATTCACCCGGGCGGTGTCTTCGCTCGCGCCCAGCACCTCGATCAGCATGCGGTAGTAGCCTTCTTCGGCCGCCGTAAGTTTCACCTTACCGCTGGCCAAGCTTTGATCCAACGCCATTGCCAGCTTCTGGCTTTCGGTCAGCTTGGCCAGGCCGGCCGCCTCGCGGTCGCTTTCCGAGATCTTGCCTTGGATGGCATCTATCAAACCTTGATAGGCATCGGCCTGCCTCTTGGCGTCCTTGCTGGTGGTGTTGGCCGCCACGGTGCCTGCGTTGGTCGACGTCACCAGGGCTTGGACCACCTCCCCGCCAGCGCCTGTCCACACGTCGCCGATCGTCTTGGCCGTGCTGGTGAAGACGTCTTTCATATCGGCCTGCCAAGCGTGGCCGATGTTCATGGCTTGCTTGAATTCCAGCTGGAACAGTGCGACAAGCTGCGCGCCCAGCATGCCGATCGTTTTGCCGGCCACGTTGAACACCTGGCTGATCAACATGCCCGCGGTGTATATCAGCTTAAACCCGGTACCGATCACATCGGCCGCGCCGCGCACTTTGTCACCGGTGGTGATGAACTGCAGCATGGAGCCGGTGAGGGAATTCAGGGTGGGGAGCAACTGAGCGGCTACCTGGCGAGCGACGCCCTGTGATGCCGCGCCCATCAAATCGAGCGTATCGTTGAAGTCGCCGGCGGCGTTGACCGTCTTTTCGTCGAACGTCAAGCCGAGCTTTTCGGCCATCTCGTTCATTTCGCGCAGGCCCTCGCTGCCCTCGTTGAGCAGGGGTATCAGTTCTGCGCCGCTCTTGCCGAACAGTTCCACCGCCAAAGCGGTCTTGGCCGTGCCATCCTGCATCGCCGAGAACGCATCGGCGGAATCGCGCAACACGTCCACGTTCGTACGCAAGTTGCCGTTGGCGTCGCGCGTCTTGATACCGAGCCGGTCGAACTCCTTACCGCCGTCTGCGATTTTCTTGGATAGCTTGATCATGGCCCCCTCGAAGGCGCCGGCTTCCGTGCCGCCCTTCTGGAACCACATCTGCAGACCGGCAATGTCCTTGATGGCGATGCCGGTGCGCTGGGAGATATCAGATACTGCATCGGTGGCGTCGATGGCGCCCTTTATCCACCCGGCAAATGCGCCAGCTGCCATGCCGACAGCCAGCGCACCGAGTGCTTTTGTTGCGGTGTTCACGGAATCGCGGATTCCGTTCATGGCGCCGCCTACCGTCTGGCGGGCTTGCTCCATGTCCTGCCGGAGTTGCGCGATGTTGGCCGCCAATCGGATTTCAATGTCGCTGACGATTGCCATTGCGCTTATCCTTTTTCTGGTTTCGTTCTTCTGCTTCGGCCTTGGCTACAGCCTTCATCTGCTCCAGGTTGCGCGCGCTTTGCTGCTTGCGCACCCATCGCCACTGGTTCGCGGCGCCGCGGTACGGCGGTTCTGCACCCCATTCCTTGGCCTTGTGCATCTCCATGTGGTAGATGCGGGACAACTGGATCAGCGCCCGCATTTCCCATGGCTCGAACTCCAGGCCCAGCACATATTCCCAGCCGGGGATATCCTGGGGCTCGATGGCCGCGCCGTTCTTCACCGGTCCAAGCTCCATCAGGAATTCGACCAGGTGCCCGCCGAAGCCGAGCGGTGGAAGTAGAACGGTGCTGCCGGTTGCTTCTATCTGCTCACGCCGGATCGGCTCCGGCGCTCTATCCTGCTCGGGCTTCTTCGGGTTCTTCGGCCACTCGGGCGAGGTGTTCAGCCATGCGACGTATCGCACATACTCGCCCAGTGAATCCGTTAGCCCGCGTAGAAGTTTCCCCGGTCAGTATGGTACTTGTCGACCGCCGCGGCGACGTGGCCCATGAGCGGGTCCATGTAGATCGCGCGCAGCGCTTCGTTGCCGGTCTTGCCTTCGTACTCCAGGCCCTCGGCGTTGGTGCCGCGCGTGATCGCCATCAAGAACTTGGCGCGGTCCTTGATCTCGTCCATTTCGTCACGGGTGGATTTCTTGCCGGCCATCTGCGAGAACACCTCGGACTTCTGCGCCTTCTGGTATTCGTGCAGCGCGCGCATGGCCTCCTTGGTGCCGGGGCTGGCAACCGTGATAGTCCAGGGCTGGCCGTTATCCAGGAGGATTACCTCTCCTTTTGCATCGGGGATTTCGCACGTGCCTTCTTCGGCAATTTTGTACTTGCTGGGATTGAAGCTCATTTCATACCTTTCGAGAGGGATGGCACCAGAGCCCGCCGCGCGCTCCCTCTCGAAAGGATTGTCCGCGCGGCGGGTCGGTGCCCAGTTACGCCCGAGTGGGCGAATTCGTTACGGGGTGGTGTCTTCCACTGGCACCACCGGGGTGGCCGCGGCGATCGTGTCGGACTGGCGCAGCAGCGTCATCGTGCCGGTGCGGGCGTCGTTGTTGCCGCCCCCGGCTTCCTGGAACGTCGACACTTGGGCGCTGAAGTACGACACGCCGTTGTTCTGGTCGACCACTGCGAAGCCATACATACCATAGCCTTCGCTGGCTGCTGCTGCGGTGATCTGGCCAGGTTCTTCCGGCAGCCACACCACCGGGAAGTCGGACGAGCCGAAGGTGAATTCGCCCTTCTTCTCGCGGCTGCGGCCGGAGCTGACCACGGACAGCGTGGAGTTGGTGTACGAGCGGCCGTTGTAGGTGCCCACACTGGTGATCGTGATCTCTTCGGCGCCGGTGCCAAAGAAGGTTTCCCATGCGGCTTCGGTGTTCGTGGCAGGGCGCCCTACCTTGATGAACAGCCGCGTACCGGCATAAGTTTCGTAGTCGTCTTCAAATTCCAATGGCATCTTGCTCTCCTGTGTAAAAGCCCGCTCGCGGAGTGCGATACGGGCGGGCTGAAGCATTCCGGTATTTTAGTTTGCTTCCATGAAAGTTACCATAAAATCCCGCGATTGCTCGTAAATCTTGTCATCACTCGGGGGGATCTCCGGCCCGACACCCCATTGCAGGACGCTGTTGACGCGCCACTGGCCGACCGTGCCGGAGTGCACGCCGGCGCCAAGCTTGCACGCCAGCAGGATATCTTTCATCTGGCGATAGCTGGACGCGTACACCGTCACCTGGACGCGCGAGCGGATCATCGTTTTCGACAGGCGCCGCGCCGTGGTTATGTCTTCGGTGTTGCTGATCTCGGAGATGCCGATAGCTGGCAACACGGTGCCTTGCTGAACGATTCCCGCGATGATCCGCGCCGCCGGCACCAGGGCGGTTATCTCGCCGCGCGAGACCAGCAGTGCGCGCATGATGGCGGTGCTGCTCATTCAGCAGGATCCCCGCCATCGGGCGCCGGCACGTCAAGGCCCTGATTCGTCAGCCGCTCGCGCAGCTTCTTCTTCATCGCATCAATCGCACGCGGCAGAGCGGTGTCCACCGCGGGACGCATGAATGGCTTCGGCCGTGCACCGTTGTGCTGCACCGATGGCCCGATCAGGTTGCCGCCGATCTGCAGAGAACGCCGCTGCCGGTTGATCGTGGTGACGCTGATCTGGCGACCTGTGCGGCGATTGATACCGCGGTCCCGGTCATCGATTTGCACCAGGTGGGGGCGCGTGCCGTATTCGACGAAGCGCGCGTAATACGCCACGCTGTTGCCGGCCTTGACGGATGCTGAGACTTCCTCGCCGCGCGCGCGGCTGGTGATCCGGACGCTATTGCGCAGATCGCCGCTTTGCACCGGCACATTCTGCTTCACCTCGTCTCGCAGGACGACGGCACCAGCGCGCAGCATCGCACGGTTGATGTTTTTTTGAACTTTGCCCGGCAACGTGCGCAGCAGTTCGTCCAGTTCGCGGCCACCGGTGATCGCTTGGTCTGTCATGACGAGAAATTCCTTATCGTAAATTCCGTCCACTCGCGCCGGCCGATCTCTGCCGGGCCCCCGCTGATCTCGTAAGCCACGTCCTGCTCGCCGGCCGCGCTGTCCTTGGCGTGCACGATCACCCGCATATCAGAAGTGATGCGTTTCAGGTAGCGCGTGCGCACCTGGGCGGGGCGATCGGCCAAGCGCAGGCCGCCCTGGATGCTCTCCGAATTGCTCGGCAACTGATCGAATACCCGAGCAGGCACGCGCACGTACACATCGATCCACCCGCCCGGCTGTGGCCCGTACTCCGGATCATCCACCGTACCAGGCTTCTGGATCGTGATCCGGCGGTCGAGTTCCCCGGCGTGCATTACAGGTACACCATGTATGGGTGCCAGAGCCAGTGCATGAAGTCTTCCGGCAGAGCGGTTACGGACACGCCGGCAACGATCGAAGCACGGTTATCGTACAGTGCGGCGATCGCGAGGAGCATCCATGCTTTCAGTTCCGCTGGCACCTCGTCGGCCGATGCGTACCCCACCACGGCGCGCACGGTTGGCCGGTTGCCCGGCTGCAGCGCCGGCCAGGATTGCCCCATGCTCAGCACGGCCGCCGCCGGCTCATGGTAGGTGTCCACATACAGCAGCGTATCTTCGAGCACCTGGGGCGTGCCCGTGGCGTCGACGTAGCTGATCTCCCCCAGCGCCACCAGGGGCGCGGTGGGGATGACGAACCCGCCCCAGGTCGGCAATGCAAACTCGATCGTTTGCGCCATCAGCCGCCGGTTGGTGCGCTGCTCCAGCATGCCGCGCGCCGCCGCAATGAATGTGCTGATCAACGCGTCCTCGTCGGGCTCGACCACACGGAGGTGCATCTTGGCCTCCTCCAACGTGATCGGCTCGGCGGCCGGCGGGGTGATTACGCGGAACGACATTATTCAGTTTCCAGTACCAGTTGGTGGGGGTCTTTTTCCGTGGCAGTGCCGATGCGCTGGTAGTACGAGATAGTCCCTTCCTTGTCGCGCACCAGCACGAAAAAATCCCAGCGCGCTTCTGTGTCATCGCGCTTCGCTGCAAAGTCCCGGCCAAACCAGCCATTCAGTTCGGTCATGGCCTTGTCGCGTGTCATGCGCTCGCCGAGGAACTGGGAAAGCTTCGTGCGGTAGTTACGCAGATCCACGTTGGATGGTTGCGCCCACGCTGCCAGCGGCAGCGTGAGGGCCAGCAGAAGCATTAAGCGCTTCATGCTGCGCTCACGGGGTATTTCACTTCGCGCGGCACCCCGATGCGGACACGGTACGGCTTGGTACTGCCAGCAACCGGCCTGATCGAGATGAAGGCGCTTGTGATATCCGCGCTGGCAGCTGGTGAACGGATCGGGAGAGAAATAATCTTCCCGTCGATCACTTCGTCAGCAATAAGCAACTCGCCGTTCCCGGTGCCCGTGGACATAGGCCAATGGGTAAAGTTATTGCCAGAATACCCCATGTACGCCGTTGCACCCCAGTTCAGCACGGACGGCGGGCCGCCTTCGCCATCATCGATGATGAGGTCGCATTCCTGGCGGAACACATCGCCGATAGCAATCGGCAAGGTAGGGGTGGCCCCTCCCATGGAGAAACGAACGTAGAAGATGATGCTCGACAAACCGTTGGGGGCCAGGGTTTTTGCGCCGCCAGTGAAGCCGGTTGGAGTTACTAGGAAGTCTTGCCAGCGGCGGCCGTCTGGCCCGTCCACCGGGGGCGTGGCGACCACCGTTGCATTGTTACCGCCCGTCGTGTCCACGAAAAAGTCGATACCAGAAACCCGGCCGCTGTTGTACGGCGGCAGCAGCGCGGCGTTGGTGAAAGCATTTACGCCGCCGGCGCCTGACGGTAGCGGGGCATATGCCGAGCCTACGGCCGGCCGCGTCATGCTGTCGATCATGTCAATCAGACGCTTGGAAATGACACTCGCGCCGTTGTAGTTCTCGTGCAGGCCGTCGAGGGAATACTTGCGCAGCCAGGCGCCGTTCTCATCCACCATGCCTTCGCGTATGCGTAGGAACCCCATGTCGCCCAGTGTCGGGACAACGTTGTTGGCAATATGCACAGCGAGGCGATTGAAGTACGCCTGCTGCATCGCCACATCGGCCGGCGTGAAACCGGCGTTGAACGCGTAGTTATAGGAAACGGCCTCGTAGAAATACCCGGCGATTTCGCGCAGGATCGGGTACATACCCAAACTCTGTGCGCGGCGCACGGCGGTAACAACGTTTGCCGAGGTGGCAAGCATCAATGCTTGCTGATCCGCCATGGAAGTGTTCGCGCGGATGGCCTGCAGAGCCTCGTTGCGGCCCAGCGAGATTAGGACAACCTTAGCGCCCGTGTCGGCAGCATCTTTCAGACCGCGGCGGTTCACGCCAGGTGCGGCCAGATCGCGATCGAGGATTTCAGAAGAAGTTGTGCCGCCCAGGCCGCAGTTTGCAACAGGGATAACACGGCCGCGCGAATTGAACAGCAACTGGGATGCCAAGCGATGGCGGCTCAGCATCTTGTCGTTGAACAGCGCCACCGTTGCAACCGTCAGGTCATGGGTATCCGCGGTGCATGTATCGGTGAGCGAATCGCCGAACGTGGCCAGGCGGACCGGATAGTCGAACCGCGGCGCCTGCGAATACGCGTCCTCGGCCTGCTGCGTAACCGTCTGGAAAGTGCCGAAGTCGACTGCCACCCGGTAAGTTTTACCGCCCGCGAGCGGGCCAGTAGTGCCGGAACGCAAGGGCCGCGAAGACGCGACCGCACCGCCTGCGCCGATCGTTTCAAGCGTGCCCTGCGCCTGCGCGCCACCGTTGAGAGTGAGCACGCTGCCGGCCGGCACCGAGATACTTACACGTTGCTGCGCGGTGATCTGGCCGCTGGCAATACTGCCGTCGCTGTCTAGGTAACGGACCACACCGCCCGTCAGGTCGGTCGTTGCACCCACCCCGCCGGCCAGCAGTTTATCGGCCGTGGCGTCGTCCAGCGTAATTATGCTGTTCGGCGGCAGGTTGTTGTACGTCGATAACAGGCGGATTTTCTTGGCCATGATTAGTCAGCTTTCTTTCCAGCGGTTTTACGGGCCGCTTTGCCGGCGGCAGGCTTGTCTTCGTCGGCAGCTTCAGCCTTGTTTTCGGGCGCGTCTTCCATCTTGTTCTCGGGGGCTTCGGCCATTTTCGCTTCAGCCGTGTCAGCTTGCTCGGTCTGCTGGTTATTGACGATTTGCACCAGGCCGGTCGCCTGCAGATCTTCCGCTTCGCCCTTCGTTACTTCGAACTCCTGGCCGCGGGTGATATTGAAGCGGCCATGCGCGACGTTCGACAGCGCTTTGACTTTAACTTGCATTTTTATCTCCTTAACGGCCCGCTGTAATAGCGGGCCTGCCAGATTAAGCGGGGGTGAGGTCGCCCTTGATCAGGCTTTGCGGACGGTAAATGGCCAGAGCCAGGCGTTCTTCAGCCAGGATCGTAACCTTATTGGTTACGAAGTCGTCTTCGTTCTCGGTCGAAACCACGACATTTGCCAGCTCGCGGTCGAAGATCTGCGCCGCATCGCGGAAGTTACCGGTCAGGAACGTGTCAGCGGTCATCGCCATGGAGGTGACGACTGGCAGGCCCCACAGGGTGGCGCCGATCTGGCCTTGCGGATTGCCGATGATGTACTGGCCGGTGGTGTCCTTGGTCAGCTCGATCGCCGCCCAGTCAGCCGGGTTCAGAATGTGGCCAGTGGCCGGCAGCAGCGCCAGCTCCGCTTGCAGCATGGCCAAACGCAGAATGTCGATGCGCGTGGCGCCAGGCAGCGTGATCGGAGCGACGAATGCGGTGGCGTTTGTGTACAGGCCGGACAGGTTGTTGCCCACGCCAGAGCCGTTCAGCAGTTGGTTTTCCTCGACGTATTCCAGGCCATAGCGCAGGCGTTGGTCGATGACCGATTCCAGTGCCGGGGCGTCATCCAGGATCTCGGTCGATGCCTTGATGAAGTGGGCGATCTTGACCACGCGTGCCAGTGCATCTTCGAAGGTGATGTTCGATTCCGGCTTGCGGGTGTTTTCCGCAGTCGGCGCCGCGGAGTTGGTGAAGACCAGTTCGCGGAAGTACTGCACCGAAGGCTTGTCGGTGCGACCAGGAGCAAGTAGGCTGCGGATCGTAGCGCGACGCTGCGGCAGAGCAATCACACCTGCTTGCACATCGGGGGTCAGCAGACGGCCGGCGCTCGCGGTCAGGCTGGTGATTGCCTTCAGTTCCATCGAGATGTTTTGGCCCTTGCGGAACAGGCGGCCGTCTTCGCGCGCTTTGCGGAACACTTCGCTGTTGACGAACTGTTCACCGGGGGTCTGGTACTTCTTGCCTTCGTCCGTGGTGCGACGCGAAAGCTTCTGCTCAGCATCGGCCAGGCGCGCTTCCAGTTCGTTCTTTGCAACCAGCAACTGGTCGACGGTTTCCTTGACGCCTTGCGTCATTGTCGATACGCCCTTCATCCCTTCGGCGACGGCCTTTTCGGCATGCTCCTTCAGCTGATCGCGGGTCGCGTCCAGCGCTTGTTTGATTTCCAGTTCAACGCTCATGATATTTCCTTATGGGGTGAGTTTGTAATTGCGCAACGCGCGCAGGATTTCGTCGCTTTTTTCGCCACCGGGCTCACCCCGGGAAAGCTTCGCCAGGCCACCATTCGCGACAAGCGCAGCCTGGGATTTTGAGAAGCCTGCCTCCCGCAGGAACTCCTCGAATTCTCGCACTGTCGGCAGTTGCCCGGCCGACAGCATGGATTTCACGTCTTCGATCTTGGCAGCGACGTTGGCCGGGAATGTAACCGGGCTCACCTCGCGCAGGTCTAGCTCGTTCAGGTAGCGCAGACCGGACGATTTGTCTTTCGTGTCGTCGACGACGTAATAGCCGATGGACAGGCCCTTGACCACCCGACGTTTCAGCAAGGCATACACCTCGCGAGCGCGGGCAACCTCGTCAATCATCAGAAAACCGGAAACCTTGAGGCCGTGCTCGTCCTCTTCCATCTCCGTATAGCCACCGATCGGTTCGTCCGGGTTGTGATTCCACAACATCGGGAGCGGATCGCCAGAAGCCTTGATTTCGGCTAGGCTGTTCTTGAACGCGCCGGCCACCACGATCTCGTTATAGCTGTCGACGTTGCCGAATACCGAACCGTAGCCGGTAAAAGTACCGTCTTCCTTCACGTCATCAGCCTTGAACGCGAAGTTCTTGCGCAGCAAAATGCCGGAGTCTTTACGGTTCATTTTCGTTCCCTTGGGTATCTTGCCCGATTGTACCATTCTGTGTTCCCTGTGGCACATTTCCTAACTGTGTCAAAGGGATCATGGCAGCCTGAACGCGGAATATCTCGCCGCCCTCTACTGGGCCGCGGTTCTCTAGCTCGCGAACCTCATTGACGTTGAGCCAGCCATCGAACAGGCCATTCTTGTAGAAGGCGGCGCGGCCGGCGCTGTCGGTGCGCAGGAGCGCTTCGAAGTTGAATTCTGCATAGTAGCGGCGACGCTCGGCGGGCGTCAGCAAATGCTTGGCAATGCTCTGCTCGATCCGGCTGGTGTACTGGTCCAGTACGTACTGCTTAAAGCCCAGGTTGATCTGCTCGCGGCCAGTGCCCCAGTTCGAAACCATTGTTCCGTGGCCAATCATGGATGGCGGGACTTGGAACCAGCGGCATAGATCTTCGACGCTACGGCCGAGCGATTCGGCCATCTGCGCGTCAACCGGGTTGATGGAAAGCTGCTGATACTTCATGCCGCCTTCGAGCAAGTGGACACGGCCCATTTCAGCGTTGCCGAAAACGCCGTCTTCGATGACTTTCTTCAGCTGGTCGCGCTGGTCGGCCTTCAGGATCGGCTCGACGGAAACCACGCCGGTAGGGCGCATGTTGCCGCCGAACGTGCGAGACGCGGCGTTTTCCACGTTGTTCGCGCTGTAGATCGAGCGCCAGCCCATGCCAATAGGCGACAGGCCGATCAAGCCATCTGAGCCGAAGCCCTTGACGTGCCAGATATCGCGCTCGGTATATTCCTTCTGGCCGCGCGGATCGGCATAAACGTACGTCACGTCACCGTCAAGCGTGCGCCGAACAGTCATCAGAGCAGGGTTCAGCGGGTCAAGCGCCACTATGCGTGCGCCGCTGTAGGTCTTCAGGACGTACGAGTTGCCCCAGGTCAGCAGGCCAAACATGACGCACTCCCAAAACTCGACGGCGGTCATGTCGGCGTTTGGGGAATCGTGCAGGAGGTAGTAAAGCGGGTGTTCACGGGCGACGCGGCGCGTGTCGCGGCCATTCGTTTCCGTGCGCTCGTAGACGAACAGGGGAAGAGTTGAGATAGTGCCGGCGATCAGCCGAACGCAGCTCCATATCGTTGACAACTGCAGCGCACGGTCGATACGCGGGCTAGAGTCGCCGCCCGTATGATAATCGCCTCGGGTAATGTCCCTGTTGCCAGGGTCGCGGTCGATCTGGCGGAAAGCCATCGCATCACGGATAGAAAAATAGATGGCCTTCGCTCGCAGGGCCAGCGCACCACCTTTGTTTTTTACCGTCATGCGCTCACCATGTCCGCCAAGTAGTCATCCCAAGTCCGCCCCGATTCTTCCGTTTGCTGTGGCATTACGCCAACAGCCATTGCCAGTGCGACCATTCCGTCAATCCGGCCCCGCGCCATTTTCTTGTCAAACTTTCGAGCGCCGCTGTCGCCAACTACCCTGGCATTCGCCGCGCACATGTTCAACACCGGGTGGCCGCCATGCTTCAACTGTCCATTAAGCAATTTTACCTCAAGATCACGAAGCGCCGGCGTCATGCTAGCCGTACCCTGCCCGAACTCAACAAATTTGTCAATTTCCTGCTGTGCAAAACCTTCTTCCAGCAGCCAAGGCACCAAAAACTTCATGTTATACCGGTCGAATCCAATGGCCTGGACGTCAAATTCGTCAAATATCGCCCTCAAAAAGCGGGCAACGAACCGGTATTCAATGGCTTTCCCGGGCGTAGTGCGTAGTAATCCGGCCTTTTTCCAGACATCATACGGCACTTTATCCTTCAATGACTTCTCGGAAAGCCCGTGTTCCGGCAGGAAAAACTCGGAAATTACGCTGCCATCCTCAAGGATTCCCTCGAATGCGGTCAAGTCATTGACGCTTGAAAGGTCAAGCCCGCCCCAAAGCTTGGCTCCCTTGGTACGGACGGGCTCGCCGGCGTTCGCCTCCCACACCGAACGCGGCACGAATGGCGCTTCCGCATCGGTACGGGTGTTCAGGATCAGGTTGCGCACGGCCGGCTCGTACGACGGCAAGTCCATCGCCTTGCGCACTTGCTTGCGCAGGTCATCAATCGACCGGAATACGCCGAGTGCTGGATTCGCAGCGCGCCATGCATCTTCATCGTCCAGAGCGCAATCATTCGGCGCAGCGTAGACGTGGCACACCGTCCGCGGGTCGGGATTCGCATCCTGGCTGTCGATCATGCGTGAAAGCAGGTCGTTTGCGGTCGGCGCCTGAGTGCTGATCACCAGATAAAGCGCGTTTTTGTATGCGCCCTGGGCTGTTTCCACCGCCTCCACGAACGGATCGGAGGGGCCTTTTACCTGCCCCAGCTCGTCCATGATGGCCACAATCGGCGATAGGCCGTGCGTTGTCTTACCCTCGGCGGCCAGTGCTTTGTATGTGACGTTGCGCCGGATGCCCAATAACCGCTTTCCGGAGGGGAAAACCTTGACCAATGGGCGCAGTTCGTCGCTCATGTCGACCATCTTGCGCGCAAGTTCAAACAGAATAGCGGCCTGTTCCTTCGACATTGCGCCGCTGACAATCTGCGAGTTCTGGACTGCTTCAGGCCCGACAAGGTGAGCTAGCAGAATGCCGGCAATGAGCGCGGTCTTGCCGTTTTTGCGGCCGATCGACAGGATGCCGGTGCTGGTGCCGTGCGGGTTGTCGTAAACCGCCAGGATGAAGTCGCGCTGAAATGGCAGGAGCTTGATTGCCTGGCCGATTAGATCGCCTTCAGGGGCCTTGCAGTATGTCTCGATGAACGCGCATACCTTCTCGCCTCGCGTCATCAGCCGTGGCGCCGGCTTGCGCGCTACCATCACTCAGCCAGCAGAGCGTTGCCCTCTGCTGCGATTTGCCCCGCCGTAGCCCTGGCGCTTTGTTCCAGCGCACGGGCCTTTTCGAACGTGCGAGGGTCGGCCGCGACTCGCCCGCCGATCTGCAGCGTGCGGGCGATCGATGCAGCCTCGGAACGGTAGCGGGAAATGATCTTGATCCGGGGGTTCTCGATGCTGCCACCGTTGCGCAACTCGATCACGGAGTCTTCGTCCTTGAGTCGCATCTGCTCGCGGTCCAGGTCGCACCAGCAGCGGGCCAAGTCGGCAGCAAAGTGAAGATCGGCATCGCGCCAATCGTCACGCGCACGGGCCAGCATGATGTCATTGAAATAGAGCCGCTCGGCATCGGTCAACTGCTTCGATGCCGGCGGATCTAGCGGCGCCATAACAGCGTTCTGAGCCGCACGGATGGCCGCTGCCGCACTGTCGGATCGCTGTTTTCTTGGCTTTGTCATAACTGTTGTATTTTAGAACTGTGTATTACCGTTGAAAGGAAGGCTAGGCGCGGTCCTTATGGAAGCATTGCTCCTGAGGAATTGATGTCCCCCTTGCAACATTTCTCTCATGACATTGTCACTTTGACATCAATTTGCATCGATGCAACAAACCTCGCCGCGAAGGGTCAATCGTCATACACGAACCGCCAACGAATGATCTGCGTCAAGTCTTCCACCTCATCCTGCGAATCATCATCAGGGATGAAAGTCGTAGGGCCGCCGTCACGCCAGTCTACATCAAGCCAGCCGGCAACGATATCGCCATCGCACATCTGGACCTCGATCGTCTCGCCGGCCGCCTCTCTGCATCCTGGCTCACCTTCCGTCCACTCACTGGTTGTCACTGCCATGGTTCCTCCGGTGCTCTCTGTGCGCGGTTGTCGTCGCGGCGGCGCATAGTCGGAAGATCATCGTAGCGTACGTAGAACCCCTTCTCATCTGGGAACTCTTCTCCGTCGGGGTCCACATTGTATCGCTGAATGCTCAATTTCTCTGACATAAGCCTACTCTCTTCCTTCCTTACCTCGAGCTCAATGCCAGCCTCTAGCACGATGACCTTGCGCGCCTGCCCCTTGAATCTCAGCTCCATCACGTGTTGCAGTTGCCGGCGCTGGTCACCCGTTAGGAAGCCTTTGTAACGGACGAGGATGGTGTCTCCTGGCTCAATGTGGATCTTCTCGATGTCGGGCAGCTCCGCCTTAGCACGGGCTTGCCATACCCAGGCCACAACGAACCCCACGGACGCACCAATTGCCGCTGCTATCCACGGGCTCATGGCTTCTGCTTCCCGCAATACTTCGCCTTCTGCTCGGCCGTCAGCAATGCTACCTGCAGCAAATAGCATTGCTTCAATTCATCCCAGTCCGATGACATTTCCTTTTGCCCGGTCTGCATATCCGTCCAATGCACCCACACAGCAGCCGGCAATTCGCTAACCGCTTCCTGCTCCTCGGCCACGTCGACATGCTGCACCTTGCGGCCGCCGACGCCTTCACTGGGTTGTTCGCAGCCTACCGATACAACTTCCTTGAAAGCTGGGTGCCTTCCATTCGGAAGATGGAGAGGGTTCTGCGCCAAGTACTCATCAAACTGTTCCGCCTGGCGATGCGCCTTGTAGCGCGCAAACGACTTGAACCTGCCACGCTCGGTCTGAGTAAGCGCGGCCCAGTCATCATGCAACTGTTCCAAGTTCAGGTCATCGGGCACGAACACCGGATCCTCTTGCTCCTGCGCCTCGGGCTGTGCCATCTGCCCCATGCGATGCGTGATGCCCACCAGGTCGTCAGGTGTCAGTGCGATGTTCAGCTGCACGCTAAACACGCCGTCGATAGCGCCGCTCTGCTTGCCGAGGATAAGCTGGTCGGGCGGGATGCCCCAGTAGGAGGCCGCTGCCTGGAGAAACATCGAGGAGGTGTCTAGGATGGCGGTGTTCATTTGGCGACCTCTTCTGCAGTTACTAGGCCGAGTGCTACCAAGCCCACTTCACCGGCCTTAGCCACTACATCACGGATCGCCTGTGCCGCAATCGAGACACGCTCTTGCTGGGCGCTATCCAGATCCGATATTGCGCCTTTGATCATGAGCAACTGCATTTGTTCCTGCTTCATTGTTCATCCTTTCGAGAGGGAAAGCGCCCAAAGCCGGGCGCCGTACATACAATGTACCACTATTTCGTGGTTGTGTATAGCACTATGATGCGATTACTGCGACACGAGCTGGCGCTCCTGCAACGTTGGTCATTGCCGCCAGCAAAAGCTCGATGCCCAGCACTGTTGCGGAACTTCTTTGAACCAGCCGAAGCGAAAATCCAGTAGTGCTCGACGATACCTTGATCCAAACTTGATTGCCGGCTAATGGTGGCTCGGGCTGGACAGTCGGAATGGCCGGGAAGGGAGTGGCGAACGTGACTGTGAAAAGCCCGGCCGAATCGGTTGCGCCAACGTAGGTTTCGATTCGCTTGCCATCCGCTCCTTTTGGTCCAGTCGCACCTGCAGGGCCAGCCTCGCCTTGGATGCCCTGAATTCCTTGTGGGCCCGCTGGGCCAGTTGGACCAGTGTCGCCCTTAACACCCTGCGGTCCTTGGGTGCCTGTCGCGCCGGCTGGACCTGTGAGTCCTAAAGGACCACGATCACCCGGCACGCCTTGTACGCCCTGAGCCCCTTGCGCGCCCTTGTCGCCAGCTGGGCCCATCGGACCGACTGCGCCGCGCTCTCCATTCAATCCCGGCAAACCTTGCATGCCTTGCGGGCCCGGAACGCCCATTTCTCCCCTTGGGCCTGCTGGTCCGGTTGGCCCGTCATTGCCCTGCGGTCCGGCTGGTCCAGTTGGTCCGGGGATGCCCTGAACACCGGCAACGCCTTGTGGGCCAGTTAAACCTGTTTCTCCGCGGGGCCCAATTGGGCCGACTGGACCGGCAATGCCTTGTTCACCGCGTGCCCCTTGAATGCCAGCCGGGCCTCGCTCTCCTGCCGGGCCGCGTTCTCCAATAGGACCGGGAATGCCCTGCGGTCCAGGCGTCCCAGGCTCTCCCTGAGGGCCGCGCTCACCAGTCTGTCCTGGAACACTAGTTCCGGCCTTGCTGATGGCCAGCGTCTTGTCGGGGCTGACGATAGCAGTTGTTTCTCCGGCTGCGTCCTTCTGGAACCTTGGCAGACGATTGCCCAACTGCTTGTTGAGCTGATTTATTTCGCGCGAGCTACTCATGGCGTCACCAGTACCCAGGCGGATTCGGTCATCAACAGTCCAGCTTCCCAGGTCGACGTCTGCCGAACGTACAGGCCGGATGGATCGGGTCCGTAAGTCACGCTCGTCTGGTTGCCGTCCGTGTCATACGTGAACTTCGACGGAAGCGAGCCCAAGTCGAACGTGTGCTGGCCAGTGCTATCAGTCACCAGCCCAGCGCCGGCCGCTACAGCCACGCGATCGGCATAAGTACCGTCAGCCAAGCGAGCCATGGACCGCGCTCGGCCGTTTGAAATACCAATCAGAATTTTGTCAGGGGAATCATCGGGCATAGCTCTCTCGCTTGGTGGGATGGGATCGAGAGGGTGTCAGATGAGATTGTAGCGGACTCTTCCTTGCCGCGAAACACTATTCGATAGGCCATCCGTCAAGCCCGATCTTAGGCCGCGGCGCGTTCTTAGTCTTGCCTTGTTCCTGCTCAGTCTTGACCTTGTGGCATGGAACGCAAACATATTCCAAATTGGCAATATTTTCCGTTCGCTCTTTCGACCATCCGCGGCGCGCTGCTTCAGCCTTGCTTACGACGTGGTCTACGTCCTTGCCCTGCGTGACACGGCCGGCGCGCTTGCATATCTGACACAATCCAAGGTCGCGCGCGATGACCAACTTGCGCACCTTTTCCCACTGGTAATTGTATCCACGCTCTTGCCGGGACTTCGTTCCCCACGCCATAGCATCCCCCAAAAAAGAACCCCGCATGGTGCGGGGCTAAATCAACACTCCTGGATGAGTGCATTTAGTCTACCCCAACTAGCCCGGCTCTGCCCACCACTCCGCAAGTTGGCCGATCGGCACGCCAGTTGCGTCGCTCGCCTTCTTCAGGGTGCCAAGGGTCATGCCCTCGCCGCGGCCAGGCTGGTGTCGAATGCGAGATATATCGCCACGATGTACCCCTATCCGGATAGCCAGCTGGTTGTCGTTGCGCACACCGATCTCTCGGGCAAGCTTATCGAGCATGGTTTGAGCGGTCATTGGCCGCCCTCCTTCGCCAGCTGGATATCGGCAGCCACCAGGACGATCGCCCAGCGGTTGACCACCATGCGCGGGTTGGCGCCGTACTTGATCTCGCGCACGTGCGACATTGGGCCGCAGGTGACGCGCACCCGCTCGGTGGTGATATCAATCATGAGCCGCAGCGCGTCGGCCAGTTCAAACGCCTGCTGGCTGTTAAGGCTTGCGTTCCAGTAATGCGGCGTGCCGACGATCGAGAAGTATTCGCCCTTGCGCTTGTCGAAGTCGATCTGTAGGCCGCCGGCGCGGGCTGCCAGTTTGAGATAGTCCAGTTCGGTCACAGTCTGTCTCCTACATGGATGACGTTGGCCCGCTCACGCCGGCGGCGCACCGCTTCTTCGGCGTCATCGATGAGCATGCGGCCGTGTTGGGGTGCGAGCAGGGACAGGATAGCCATGGCCAGGTAGTAGGCGAACAGGCCAAGACGCATTGCGATACTGATTAGGATAAGCATGTCATTCTCCTTTGGCCGGTGGTGTTACTTCCCGGCCTGCTTCGCAGCAATGGTTACCCGCGGGGCTGTGGTTCTGCTGCACAGTGGGCACGAATCCGTGGCGCAGTAAATGCCGCAGGGCTTGCAATACGGGGTGTCATCCGGCAGCGCGCCCGGTTGGCGAAGGGCGGCGCCTGCCTTGAAGCCTTCAAACGCCGCTGCGACGTGGCCGAGCGCGACGGCACGTGACCACACTTCCTCTGGCACAGCGTCAAACCACGCTTCGAATGCTGGTGCCACGTCATCCTGCAGCGTCGGCTGTGCTGCTTCCATTGCGGCGCGCAACTCTCGGGCCGTGCCAACGCCGCGCGTCATGCTGCTAGAACCCAAAAATGGACAGGGCGTCGGCTGTGCTGTGGGCGCGGCGGCACCTTCGCGCACCTCTGCCTCATCAACCTCGCCCAATACCTCCACGTCGCCCGATGCAATCCACGGTACGCCGGCAATCCTTGCGCCGTTCGCGCGAGACATTGCCCACTCGCCCGGATATGGATCGTCGTCGGCGTTGCCCCAGTCGGCGCGCAGCAGAAGCAATTTCCCGACAAGCGGCAGTAACTGCGGCTTTACCGGGCGCCCTGCATATTCGGCGCGGGGATTCAGGCGGCAGACGTAGACGTGATGCTGCTGAATTTCGATGCCGTCA